CATACAAATAAATGTGTCGGACGATCAAATCGAAGATAGAATTGACGATGCCTTAGAATATTATCAAGACTATCACTTCGATGCGGTAGAAGATACATACGTTCCCTATAAATTGACTGCGGATGATATTACAAATAATTACATCACGACAGACCAGAGTATTATAGGAATTAAACAGGTAATTCCACTATATCAAAAAAATAGTTTTTCGACAAACATGTTTGATGTTAAATATCAATTATTTTTGAACGATGTATATAATCTGACAAGTGCAGAAATGTTGACATATCAGGTCACTCAAGATCACCTACAAATGGTAAATACCATTATTCATGGCACCGTGCCAATTCGATACCAAAGACATATGAATAAACTATTCATGGATGTTGATTGGGGGTTTGACATAAAAGTGGATGAATATGTTATTATGGAAGTGACAAAAATTATTGATCCCGATGTTTATACAGATGTATGGAATGATAGATGGTTGAAAAGATATGCAACGGCTCTAATCAAAAAACAATGGGGTGAAAATTTGAGTAAATTCGAGGGGGTGCAATTACCTGGCGGAATTACTTTCAACAGTGCGAATATCTTGCAAGAAGCAAAAGAGGAAATTCAAATCCTTGAAGAGCAAATGTCTCTTAACTACGAATTGCCTGTTGATATAATGATTGGATAAGACAGATGGTAACTAATGCTTATATCAATACTACCACATACACCCAAGAACAAGATTTAATAGGTAGTCTTGTAATAGAATCTATTCAAATGCACGGTCAAGATTTTACATATATCCCCAGAGATATAGTAAAAGAAGATACTATATTTAATGAAGCAATATCTTCTTTTACTAATACTCATTCTATAGAAATGCACATAGAAAGTGTTGATGGATTTGAAGGAGAGGGTGATATGCTAACTCAATTCGGATTGACGGTACAAGATCAAATAATTACAATTGTATCAAAATCTAGGTTCTTGGCAGAAGTTGGATTAGAAAGACCGAAAGTTGGAGATCTGATATATTTGCCATTAGCAGACAAAGCATTTGAAATAAAATTTGTCGAAGATGAAGTACCCTTCTATCAATTAGGAAAAATGCATGTTTATCAATTGACATCAGAAGTGTTTGAGTATTCCCATGAAACGATAAATACAGGCATAGTAGAAATCGACAACAATTTCTCAGCGGCTGGATTGGTAGATAATACAATAGATAATCAAGCTGATACGGATACTGGTTTGATTCCACTTTCAACTACGACAACAGATGGCGTGATAGATTTTACTGTCACGAATCCTTTTAGTGAGGACTACTAAATGTTAGGAAATCCACATTTTTATAGAGGGACAATTAGAAATTATGTAATCGCGTTTGGTTCTATGTTCAATGATGTGCAGATAAAACATAAAAACTCTGCTGGGGCGACCGTAAAAACTATTGATGTGCCATTAGCATATGGGCCCACTGAGAAATATTTGTCCAGAATTAATAAGGTAGATGAAAACGGCAACGCTGCGATAACTTTACCTAGAATGTCTTTTCAAATCGGAGGGTTTACATATTCGCCCGATAGAAAATTATCAAAGGTTGGAAAGATAACAAAACAAAATCATTCGACAGATATCAATAAAAAAAATGTCATATACAATCCAGTTCCATATGATATTTCATTCACTCTTTCTATAATGACAAAAAATGCAGATGATGCGACTCAAATAGTTGAGCAGATATTACCATATTTTACTCCATCTTTTATTATACCTATTAAAGAAGTCAGCGAGTTGGGAATTATAAGAGACACGCCTTTGACACTGAATGCTGTTGATTATCAGGACGAGTATGAAGGAGATTTTTTGACAAGAAGATCTCTAGTCTGGACAATGGAATTTACCATGCAATGTGTCTTATATGGACTCCAAAGAGAACAAAAGATAATACGAACAGCCATAACTAATACCAAAAAATTAAATACAACAGATCAATTTACAAGAAACACGATTACTACAGACCCCGCTGCAGCTAATGAAAGCGGTTCTTGGAACTTTGTGAATACATTTGATGAAGATTTTGGAGATGAATAATGAAAGAATTTAATAATGAACATTTGAGTAAATTTTTGGATATAGACAATGATATGGAATCTACCGAAATAGAAATAATGGATGATAAAGAATCTAAGGAAATTGCTCGGGGCGATGAAATATCAGATGATTATGCACTAAGAAGAAAAACTTTGCACAATTTAGTAGACACCGGCCAAGAAGCATTATCACATATGATGCTGGTTGCGAAAGAAAGCGATCACCCAAGAGCATTTGAGGTTGTAGGTCAACTTATGAAAACAACTTCAGATATGGTTGCAGATTTGACAAAATTGCAAATTGAAATGAATAAAATAGAATCCGAAAAAGGCGGCCCTAGTAAAGTAGTCAATAATAATTCAGTTTTTGTCGGAGATACCAATGCATTATTGGAAATGTTAAAGGGTAAAAATAGAGAATGAATGAAATTTATAATAATAATCCAAATCTAAAAGGTTCGGGTGTGCAAATTGAATGGACAGAAGAACAAGCAAAAGAATATGTAAAATGTATGGAAGATCCTATACATTTTATAAAAACATATGTTAAAATTGTCAATCTTGATCAGGGTTTAGTAAATTTTAACATGTATCCATTTCAAGAAAATATGGTTCGAAACTTTTATGATAATCGTTTTACTATTTGTAAAATTGGTAGACAGTCGGGAAAATCCATTACCAGCATTGCATTTTTTCTACATTACATTCTATTTAACAAAGATGTCTCGGTCGCATTACTTGCAAACAAACTTGCAACTGCCAGAGAATTGTTAGGTCGATTGCAAATGGCCTATGAACATCTTCCCAAATGGTTACAACAGGGTGTTGAAGTTTGGAACAAAGGTAATATAGAATTGGAAAACGGTTCTAGAATTATTGCGGCTGCGACATCATCTTCTGCGATTCGTGGTGGATCTTTCAATATTTTGTTTCTTGACGAATTTGCGTTTGTTCCTATCGAACTTGCAGAAGAATTTTTCAATTCAGTTTATCCAACTATTTCATCTGGGCAATCAACAAAAGTTATTATCGTGTCCACACCACAAGGTATGAACCACTTTTACAAATTGTGGGTGGACGCAGAAGAAGGTAGAAATTCTTATGTTCCTATTGAAGTGCATTGGTCAGAAGTGCCCGGCAGAGATGAAAAATGGAAAGCTGAGACCATTAAGAATACCAGCGCAGAACAGTTTCGACAAGAGTTTGATACGGAATTTCTAGGCAGCACGAATACTCTGATAAATTTTACAAAATTAAAAAACATGCCATATAAAATTCCAAGACAAAAATTAGAAAATGGGTCTCTCAAAATATACGAAAAGGCCAAAAAGAATAACATATACTTTATGACAGTAGATGTGTCAAGAGGAAAAGGAATGGATTATTCAGCATTTTCTATAATTGACTGCACCGAAACGCCATATAAACAGGTAGTAACTTTTAGATCTAATGAAATACCACCTATGGTTTTTCCAACTGTTATCAATAGAATGTCAGATGTATATAACGAAGCACTAATTTTAGTCGAAATAAATGATGTGGGTCAACAGGTCAGTGACATATTGTATCACGATTTGGAAAATGTAAATCTAATAAGTATATCGAGCGATAATAGAAAGGGCCAGAGCATTAGTGGTGGGTTCGGCGGTTCAAATAAAAGTTTAGGAATCAGAACCACAAAGGCAACTAAAAAAATTGGTTGTATGAATTTAAAAAGTTTAATTGAAGAAGATAAATTATATATTCGTGATTATGAAACAATAAACGAATTGACATCATTTGTCCAAAAAGGTCCAAAATTTGAAGCTGAAAGGGGTAGGAATGACGATCTTGTGGATACTTTAATATTATTTGCATGGATGACGACCGACCCATATTTTAAATCCATGTGTGATGTAGACATTCGAAGAGAAATATATGACGAACGAATGAAACATCTAGAAGAGGATATGTTGCCATTTGGATTCATATCAAGTGGGCTCGACGATGAGAGTTTTGTAGATGACAGTGGGGATTTATGGAGAGTTAATCCAATTGACCACACTGTCTGATTTTGAGAATAAGTGAGTTTGTAGTTTTTATAAATAAATACAAAATACTATTAAAAATAAAATCAAAGGAGATTAAAAAATGGCATTCCAAGTAAGCCCCGGCGTAAATGTTTCAGAAATAGATGCGTCAACCAGTGTTCCAGCTGTAATCACGAATGTTGGCGCCGTTGTCGGTAGATTCGCCAAAGGTCCAGTGGGAGAGATAATCGAAATTTCGAGTGAAGAACAACTCTTGAACACTTTTGGATCACCCAATGACACTAACTATAAATCGTGGTTCACTGCCTCTAACTTTTTGGCATATAGTAATTCGTTAAAAGTAGTAAGAGTAGTAGATGATAGTTCTGATACAGTTACAAATAGAGCGAGAAATGCTTTATCAGGCAAAGTAACAGCAGCTGCAGCCCAGTCGGGTGCAGTACAAAATTATGTAGGACAAGCGCAATCTATAACAACTCTATATGGTTCATCTGCACAAGAATTTCATGTAAATACAGATGAAAGTGCTTCTAGTGGTATTGGTACATCCGTTAATTTACATACAGGTTGGGAATCAACTTTTGCCGATGCATCGACAAAACAATACTTGTACCCAAGATCGTCAACCGATCCTGCTACATCGGTTACATTAGTCGCAGATAACTCTGGGTCATCAAGTGATTTTGCAATGAGAACTTTATCCGCAAGCGATATTTCTGTTTTCATTAGAAATGCAGGCGAATCAACAGGTGGTCTGCTTCCGTCTAATAGATATTCGGTAAGTGGTCAAAGTATCGAATTTAGTTCAAATCACGGTAACAAAGTTTCTTCGGGCCCATATTATGTATACCATCATGGTTCAACTGGGCAAAGATTGACAACATCTGGCTCAGCGCCAACAGCAATGTCTGCCGGATTTACATATCCACTGTATACTAGACAGTCTGTTGCAAATCTTGCTGATTCTGGTGTATATGGTGGTGATGGTGCATCGCACGTTCATTACTTTACCAGTTATCGTGGAACTATAACACAAGAGGCGATTTCTGCAAATACTTTAAATCTTGGTGCTAATCATGGATTGATAGAAGGCGACCCTGTTGTATATACAAATGATGGAACAGCTCTAACTGGACTTACTGCAAATACTGTATATTATGTTGCATCCGTAAGTACTAATGCTATTACACTTTCTGCATCATATGATTACGCATCAAGCACAGCAGGAACTGTAATTACTATAACTGGTACATTGGGCAATCTGGCATATCTTCATAAAGCATTTTATATGCCTTCATCTATGACTGCAATGAATCATTCGAAATCAACAGCTCCAGTAGAACAATCTATCAGACCATACGCAGGTCTTGCAGACCGAGTAACTATTAAAGTTGCACAACAATCTGTATTTGAACTAGATAAAGCTCCAGGCTCTTATGCAGTCGCTAATAATAGCGTCACATCAGACCAAGCTGCAGCCAGTGGTGATTCTACAATCGGTATGCATAGTTCAAGTGATTTTACAGTGACAGGTGGTAGTAAAGTAATAACATATACAGTAAACCTACCAACTACCGGACAAATCGAAACGGTAACTGTTCCTGCTAGAAAGGCTTTCAAGCTTAGCACACCAGTAGATCTAAATAACTCAGAAACAATAGTAGTTAAAGTAGATGGAGTAGTTGCGTCTGTAGGAACTGCTACAGGTCAATATGTACTTTCTGCATCTGGTGATATGATAACATTTGGTGGTGCTTTAGATGGAACTTTTGTACCGGCAGATGGAATTGCAGTCGAAGTAACTATTAGTTCAAAAATGACAAATAGTTTTGTTTATGATTCTGCTCTGGTTTTGTCAAAAAATAAAGACCAGTTTGAAAGTACTGCATTATTTGGTAGTAATACAAGTT